CCAGCAGGGCCAGCCGTTGCACCAGCAAGCAACTTCACCGTACCAGCAGAGTTTTTAAAATACAGCTTTTCATCAACTGTGTTGAGTGCTAACTCACCAGCAACCAAGTTGCCAGCAGAAGGAGCGGCAGATGCCGTAGTGCTGTAGTACAGCGAGATTGGGGTGTAGCCTGCTTGTGCCATTTAAAATGTACCTCCTGAGATTCCTGACCATACGGGAGCACTTGCACCCGCCGATGTTAATACTTGTCCAGCCGTTCCTGCCGCAGTAACCGCATAAGCTGTTCCTGTTCCATATGCCGCACCACCTGCTGTTGCCGTAGCGGTTGAGTTGGTTCCACCGTTTGCAATTGCCAAAGTGCCTGCAAGGGTGACAGCGCCAGTTGTTGCGGAGCTTGGTGTAAGACCAGTTGTTCCAGCACTAAACGATGTTACACCACTTGCTGGCGCGGCGACCCAAGACGCTGTCGTACCATCAGATCCGAGCAGATAACCATTTGCGCCAATAGCCAAACGAGTTGCACTGTTGGTTCCGTTGCCAATAATCAAGTCACCTGTCGTGGTGATTGGTGATAGGGCATTAAAGCCAGCAGAAGCTGTTGACTGGCCTGTACCACCGTTTGTTATTGCTACGGTGCCAGAAGTGATCTGAGAGCCTGCAATTGCAATAGAAACATCAGTCGCTAGTGTCAGTTGACCCTGAGCATTTACAGAGAACGTGGGAACAGTTGCCGCACCGCCATAAGCTCCAGATGTGACCGCTGTGTTTGCAATGTTGAACGTGTACGCTGGCGACTCATTCAACCCCGTGCCGGGGGAGTACGTAATTGGCGCAGAAAACTGCTGGAACACAATTGCTGTCGTGCCAATTGTGATGGGTGGCGGAGTCTGTTGCACCCAAGCGGTGTTTACATTGGCTGTGCCGCTAGTGACTAAGAAGAAGTCGCCCTCGTCAATTTGATCAACGCCCGTGCCGACAGAATCAAAGTCCGTAGCTCGAGTCAAGATGTAAGGCGTTCCAGCAGAGCCAACTTGTGTAACCGTATACACACCGTTATTAGCTCCAGACGCTTCGTTCTTGACCAGTATCCGTTCTGAAGCGACGGTAAGGGTTGAGTCCACGGACAGAGCACCGTTGGCATTTCCCGTAAGCGTTGCCCCAACCCCAGATGTACCGTTGTTGTACGTGTTTGCTGGAAGTGCCGCTGTAGTGGCTAGATTAACTGCCTCATGAAAGTGGATGCCCGAAGCAATCGCATCGGCGTAGGTCTTGTTGACAATGTCATTGCCACTTGTTGGAGCGGTTGTGATCGTTCCAGACGTCATTGCAACCGAAGTAAACGCACCAGTAGACGGTGTAGTCGCTCCAACAGATGTTGCATTGATTGTCCCGCCAGTAATTGCCACAGCATTAGCGTTTTGCGTGGACATTGTGCCCAAGCCAGAAACCTGTGTGTTTGTGATTGCAATAGCTGTCTCAGCCATGGCAGTCAATTGACCTTGAGCGTTAACCGTAGCTGTTAAGGTCTTTGTTGCTCCGCCATACGATCCAGCAGTTACAGCGGTGTTAGCAATAGAGATTGTGCCAGTCGAGGTGATTGGGCCACCCGTTAAGCCTGTGCCTGTAGCAATAGATGTAACGCCAGAGCCAGAGGCAAAACTTTGCCATGCGCCGCTTGTGTAGCCTTCAAACAAACCTGTGTCGGTGTTGTACCGAATCATTCCGTTTGCAGGCGATGCTGGACGATCAGCTACTGAGCCAGCGGGGACTTTCACGGAGGCGAGACCGGGCAACACGGGGTTGGTCGTAATGCTCACCACAGGAGTCACAGAGCCGTTAACCACAGTGATTTGGTTAGCCGTACCAGTCACAGATGTAACCGTACCATCACCAACGCCAAAGTTTGTCCAAGTTCCGTTTAAATAAGCCTCAACTCTGAGCGTATCAGTGTTGTAGCGGATCTCACCCTCATTAGCTGGGGATGGGCGCTCGGCGCTTGTTCCTGCGGGGATTGTCAAGCCCTCGACGCCCGGCATCTCCGCGTTGTCAGCAATCGCAAATGTGGGGCTACCAGCACTGCCATTTCCGTTGGCAATATCAATTTGGTTTGCCGTGCCTAGTAAGTCGCGACCAGAGACGGAAGTGCCACCACCAGTCAGCGCCAACATGCCCGTCCCAGACAAGTTAGCCACAGACGCGGCAATACCTGTCAACGAGAAAGTTGGGTTGCCTGATGCACCAGCACCGTCAGAGACCGTTAAACCTGATCCAGACGTCGATAAGGTGCGTCCTGTTACCGAGCCCCCAACTTTGGCAATAATGCCGCTGGAGGACGTTTCAAGGCTTCCTGAGACCCCATTTAAGGTGATCTGAAGGGTAGATTGCGCTCCACCATCAACCAAACCAACACCAGTACCGCCAGACAGCGCTCGACTGTTAGCCAGCGTAGGTTCTTGGTTCTTTGTAATGAATGTCTGAGTTTGAACAGGAGAGCCTGCAAGCGCGGCTGTAGTAGTCCGCACCGTCTGACCATTTTGAACGATAGGCACGAGCTCCGTGCCAGTAATCGCGCCAGCCGTAGGTAATTGTGTGATCGTTACTTGTGCGGACATGTTATGGGCTCAGTTGGTCTAGGTTACCGTTATTCTCAGGATCCTGAGTGTTACCTTCGGTCGAGATGATAAAGCTACCACCAGTGATACCGTTTTGGGTAGTGACAATGTTGTTGTCATTGGCGGCAACGCTCACGTCAGGACGTGGGAATCTGATCGTTATTCTCTCAGTTTTTCGGGCTGGAAGTCTATAGGGATCTTTCTCATCTGCACAATTTTGCCCACAGACTTGAAGTCCGGGGAAGTTTGGGTCTGGTCTCATCTCATCATGGGCGCGCTTCATCCTGCACCTATCGCAAATTGCAATAGATAAGGTAGCATTTCCACGAGTATCAAGAAAGACTGGCATTATCTTGTGTAAACCCCAATGTTAGGCGCCAGATAGATCGGGCTACGATCACGCTCTTCCTGCTCCACCTGATTCAAATACTTCTCAGCTTGACCTTCAAGGTACTGGATGCGTGGGAGGTCAACACCGGGCAACTCCAGCGCCATCCTATGCGACAGCATCATCAGCGTCGCCTCGTACCAACGAGTTGGGATGTACAGCTCGTTTGTCAGTGAACCAACGTCCATGATCTGCTTGCTGTACCACACAGTGATTTGTACGAAGGGATCACTGGGGACGGGCCACAAGTACAGCGAGGGCAAAGGAATGGTGCGATCAAACCAGAATTGGAAGGGTTGGTTTGATGTGAAGTTCTTGTTTGGCAGGTTTGTGTAGTCATCGCGGTTTAAGCGAGACATGGTGATCTCAGTAGAATTATTTCCAACGTAGAACTCACGCAAAGCAAGCGTTGCACCACCAGAGATGCGGACGCGGTAGTACTGGACGGCTTGACCGGGGTTTATATCCGTCCAAATCCACTTGTTATCCGTCACCGTTACAGTGCCAAGGCTCTCAAGCGTTGTATATGTGACGTTGTCTGTTGAGTACTCAAGCGTCAAAGTCCACGTCTGACTACCACCACCTGATACGTAAGGCAACAAACCAATTGAGCCAGCATAAATCTCTTGGTTTGTTCCAAAATTAGCTGAAATGTTGCCGTTTGCGCTTGTCTGTAAGCAGAACGTGTCTACGTCGTTGTCACCCACGTTTCCAACCGTACCACCCGCGGAGGATGTATAGCTGGCAGTGGGGCGGTTCATGGTGCGATAGAGCACGTTTAGAGCGTCGTTTGCACCTGCGGGTAGGTAGTACACGTAATTGTTCGCAGAGACGCCTATAACGGTCTTATCGATGGCAAAGTACTGGATCCCAATGTTGATCAGGTTTTGAAGAAGAAAGCTTAAAGACTGACGAGCGGAGACAAGTTGCTCAGAGGTCAACTCTTCGGCAAGCTTGCCAGCACGTCTTGCACCGTGATCAATCAAGGTTTGGACGTTGACCGTTTGACCAAATGTATCTGAGTACGCCATATCAGCACTTCCAACGAGCAAGTGCCGCCGCTTTACGCGTTGGCTTGCCTTTTTCGTCTTTCATCGGCCCCTTCACCCCGCTCATACGAGCACAGAAAGAATCTTTTCGTGCGCCGCCTTGGGGTTGGGGTGCTTTTAAATTACTGCCTGTTGCGGCATTGTATTTGGCTCGACCTTTGGCAGTTAACCCAGCCCCCTTAGAAGCAGGTAACTTTTCACCGCGACCAACAGCAAGAGAGGGAG